GTGTGGGGGAGGGGGTTGGACAACAGGAATCTTTGGTATCGCTTCTGCGCTTGATCTTTCGTGAGGCCGAGCTTTAATCCAATAATCGAGAACGGAAGCCCCATCTGCCGCATGGCATGGATATCTTGTTCTAGACTCATGTATACTCCCAGCCTACTGAAGTAGGCTTACGATCAGGGTTGCTACCACGCCCACAGCGGACACGGCGATCCCTACCTTCCATTGTACACCAAGCGAACGCTCCTTGTCGTTTTCCACAACGGCGGATGCCTTTGCCTGATCTACCTCTACGGTACGGAGTCGCTCCTCGATGGTGTCCAGCTTTACCGAAAGGTCATTGCGGACGTTCTCAATGGCGTTGAGGAGTGTGGTAAACTGGCTGCCTGTCATGTGACGCTCGTAGTTGGAGGCGCAGTGTATGCAGCAGCGAAGGCACTACCTTGCACCAGGTCTAGTTCAATGCGCTCGTGTCCATCGGACTCACCAAACCAGCGGACGCCAGCGATGACGAACGGCTCGTCCACGTTTGCCAGCCCTTGGTTGATGGTGACTCGGATGGAGTCGCCTACATCCCAACCGTTCCACAGGTCAATGCCATCCAGCACCGCCCTGATGCCGACCTGTTTACTGTTGGCAACCTTGTACGTGTTGAGCAAACGGTTGGCTTCGTTCTGGGCAGCGGCGGCGTTAAGAAGATTATCCTTTGGTGCCAGCAAAGTGATTCGACCGTTGACGCTAATGCTTGACTGGTCAACTGCCGTAGCCCCGATGAGGCTGACTCCCCCAACATTCTGCCCACTAGATCCAGCGAGATACCCTGTTGTCGGGATGACCTTGATGTCATTGCGGACGCGAGAGTATCCTGGGGTAAACGAGAACGAACGGATGTTCTCTGGGTATCTCAAAGCCAGCGCCGTGGACGCGGCACTAGATACCGACAAGTTGAGCTGGAAGTCACCGTCGTATGTCGCCCCGCCCGTCGGCTTCTTGATCCCAAAGACAACCTTACTACCATCTGTCTTTGCGCCCATCTCAAGGTCACAGATGCTGGCAATATGATCAAGAACTGGCTCGCCAGCAGTCAGCACCGTATGTGTCGTTGCGGTTGATCCAGAGTTGATTACCGTCAATCCAGAGTATCTTAGTCGAGAGTAGTCTGAGTCCGTCGCAGTTACTGCCTGATTGAAGATTCGCCCAACCATGGTATTTGCATTCTCGGTAGACTGACCAAGGGTGAACTGATACGGAAGGTTGTATCTTGGGCTAGAGGTATCAGTGGAACTCATGATTGTGCCGTTCTCACTACGATACCAAATGCCGTTACCAGTAGAGCGATAGATGGCAGCATAGATCTGGAACCCGTAACTGACCCCAATCCGAAGTGGTGCTGCATTGTTGTATTCAAATAGCGATGGATCATTGCTTGCGGCGAGATACGCACTACCGTCAAAGTACGCCTTCCCATCTGGGGATAGGCCAGCAGGGTCTGGAAGCGCGGTAATTGCGTCCTCTAGCTCCTGTGGAAAAAGCCTAAAAGATTGGACGCCAAGGCTTGTGCCGTTGGGCAACGTTGTGCCAGTATCAAATGCGTAATCAAGCGTGAAGTCGCCAATCATTCCAGCTTTCGCAAGAGGTGGATTGCCCTGATCTTCGTCTGTTGGCGGGTAGGCGTACACACGCCACTGAAGGGATGTCTTGTCATATGCCGTCGATGCGGTTCCGCCATTCCAAACTGCCGACCAACCTAGTTGCAGTTCTGGTGTCGTCCAATACGTTCGGTATTCGTCTGGTGTCCCTCGCCACATGACATTCTCAAAGAGTCCTGGGGTTGGCGAGAAGTCATCGTAGCCAGTGTTTCCGTACTGGGCAGCGATTGCAGTGGCCTCCGCGAAGTCGATCTGACGAACAACACCAGCATAGGCGCTAACCGTCGGTCCAGTTACGGAGAACGCTGTGGTATTGATGTAGCGCAGTGCCGCAGTCGAGGTTGCCACCGCGATATCAAAGACAGTATTCAGCGGAGCAACGCCAGTGCCAAGCCTGCCAGAAAGCGGCCTGGCATTGTCTGTAGTAATCCCAGAGAGCGGCGTATACAACTGGTTGAGCACAGCCTTGTAGTCAATGCCCTGGAAGGTGGTCTCCCACTCGGTGACTGAGTAGTCGTTGAGGATGCCAGCGCCGACGAACTCCCATCGAGAGCGAGCCTCTGACCATCGGGCAATCTCATAGTGCCGAGCAAGCGGAACAAACTCCGCAATCTGTGGATGGTTATTGTCTAGCGTCCAGAATGCAGAGCCGACATCATTTGCATGCTCCTCTACGCCAATTGCGCTGGCGTCAAAGACCACTGCCTTCTGCTCTCCGCGCCACCCACCGCTCGTCCCAGCGGTAGTGTCAACAGCCCAGAGGGTGATTCGGAACTTCTTCTGATCGCTCATAGCCACGCCTCATTGAAGCTGTATGTTCCCGTCACGGAATCCATAGCCGATACCGTGATGACCGTAGACCCAGAGAGGAGATACGGCATACTTGTCGTGCCAGAGGAAACCAAGTCCATCCGCAGCGCGGTGCCAATCTTGACCGTTCGATTGTATGCGTCAATGGTCACGGTTGAGGACGCAGGTAGAGTGAACACGCTCGTCCACGCGCTGGTGCTGATGGTCGCCGTTCGGCTGGCCGTTGCAGCATTCACAAAGACAAAGGTTGGGTACGCCACATAGTTGCCGTTGTTCGTCAGCGTCGTGGTCGTTGCCGAAGATGAAGAAACATTAACTGTTCCCGTCGTCGCGCTTTGGCTAATCTTGCGCGGATCTTTGGCGATGAGCGAGACCGCAGCCTTGGTGGAGATACCGCGATCTGTCGTTCGAGGGGTCACCAGATCGTTGTTCAGGTTATAGGTTGGGATGCTTGTCGGTCGCACCTTCATCCGCATATTGATGAACCCGCTGGTATAAGCGGTGGTGTTCAGCGTTGCCTGATCAAAGTCCAACGAACGGAACCCGTCATCGCTTGTGGCGAATGACGGGTATGGTTGAAGCGACGAGTTGAGAGCGTTGAGCTTGTCGTAGAAGTCTGCGGACGAAGAGCCGTAGACCTGCACGATCAACTGGATCTGGCGAGTTCCGAGCAGGGCGATGTTCGCTTCCGCACCGTCACGCTGGGCCAGCGAGTCCATGAACCCGCTAACGCCAGAGTTGGCATACGAGACGCTCTCCAGCAGGTAGCCGCTAAACGGCGTACCAACTGTCGGGGCAGCAGTGATGCTGTTGAGATTGAGGTACGCTGAGGTCGCCGTACCAGTGGCGATCTTGATTTCCCTGTTGAAATCCACGATCAGCCTCCCTTACGGAATCTTCGAATGCGGTTCTTCTCCTGTCGCCATCGCTGCTGGGCAGCAAGGGCAAGATTGTTCATGCCAAGGGCAGAGATGTCGGATGAGCCAGACGAGACCTGCCACTGCTGGTATTGCGCTCGGTCAAAGGTGAGCATCGTAAGTGCCTCTGCCTCAACGTAGACCTTGACGGCGTTCTGCGCGGTCGTGTCTAGGTTGGTGGAGGAGGTGGTCTGCGCCGTGTTGATCTGCGTCCACGGACCATAGCCAACGATGTTGAGCGTGCCTGTCCCAGCCGCTAGGGTATAGCGGGTTGGGAGATACAGGATTCCTCCATGCGTCTCCCAACCCGAATCGGGACCATCGCCAGACGAGGGTCGAACCGTCTCACGATATTTCCCGCTTGCGTCATAGACATCAACGCGCACTGGCCACGTCACCGTGGTAAGCGAAACGCTAAACACCGAGCCACTTACTGGCTGGGTGAAGGCGGTGGACTGGATTGCTTCGGACTGGTAGACATCGCCAATGGCGTCAATGCCACGGTTGATGAGTTCACCGAGTTGGGCGTCCGACCACGTTGTCCCGTTAGGGTCACGTAGGGAGAGCCGCAGCGAAGTGAGTAGGCTTGCGAACGTGGTGCTCATGCGATCTTGGCTCCTTTGCCTTTATTCTCGGCTGCCCATTTGAAGGCGTCAGCCCATTCCTTTGCTCGATCCTTGTAGTGATATTCCTTTAGCACACGCTCACGCGCCGCACCTGCGAGTTGTTCTCGTAGATCTTTGCTGCGTGTGAGCTTTTTCATTGCGTCGTACCATTCGCCACGACCACGGGCAAGCAGCCCATCTACGCCGTCGCGGACCATCTGGTACGGACCATCGCCACGGAATCTCTCACCGATGAAGGCGGCTCCCGTCATGGCGTACTCAAGCCAGTGGAGTTCGGACTTGGCTTGGTCAAACTCATCGCCCATCAGTGGGGCAATGCCGATGTCTGGGTGGGTGTTGGCGAGAGTCTCGCAGAACTTCTGGATTCCCTCAATGTAGCCGTACTGCTCTTGGAAGAACTGTGCGACGATGTTCTCGGTTCCAGGGTTTGTGCCAACGAAGACGGTATGTAGTTCATTGCGAAGATCGGTAACTGCCTTGCCAGCGTATCCGCCAGCAATCTTTCCGCGTGGACCTTCTGGGAACCCAGCGTAGTCGCGGAGCCGAGCGGTGCTTCCGTAGTAGACCACTCGTGGCTTATCGCCTTCTGGTCGCTCCGTTGTCGCCTGGTAGAGTTCTGGGTCGATGGCGTTTCGGATGACGCGGATGTTGTCATTGAATCGCGCATAGCGCCGAGCAATGGTGCTGGTAGATGTGGTGACCAGATCGGCACGCTTGGCCATCTGCTCAATGAGTTCGTACTCTGGGACGACATCCTTGATGTAGCCATTCCACGGGCGGATATTGAAGTGGTCATCGTCCGTCTCATAGACAATAGCCTTGCCGTGGTTGGCGTACTGGAAGGTGGGCCAGAGGAGCCGCGTAATGAGGTCGCGCTCTTTCCAGCCGTGCTCATGCTTGACTGCCTCTGCGTAGGAGAAGGTGACGAATGAGCACTCTTCCGTCTTGCAGCAGATCGTGGTGTTGTAGTAGCGTCGGAAAACGACGACATCTGCCCAGTCCACGTCGGAAGTGTCGAAGTCCACAAGACCCTTAGCCATCGCTTCGGGGAGGAGCAATTTCTCGCCGCCCTCTTTGATCTTCATTCCGACTTTGTTCAGCCCGCGATATTCCACGCCGAGCTTCTTGAGTTCGTCAGAGAACTGGTGCCCACGGAAGTAGGCGCAGGGACCGTCCTCGACGTGTCCCCAAACTAGGACTTTCAGCATATCGACCCTCTGGTGGTATCTGGGTACCACCCTGACCCTTTTCGTGGCTCCTAGTGGCTCCTAGGTGCCTCTCCGTTGATTTTGGTGGGGCCTCCCCACCCAGTCAATTGACCAGGTGGGGAGTATCGGTGCCCCGTCCGATTAGACCGAGACCGTAGCCTGAGTCTTGACGATGCGGAATCGTGGGCCTGCCTTCTGAAGCGGCAGAGCGCCGAAGCGCATCTTGTAACCCAACAGCGCCTTCTGTGCGAGTGGGTCGGTGTGGTCGCCACCAGGTGCTACGAAGTAGCTCTGGAGGGTCTGGCTGTCGCCAATCGTGTAGGCGTCAGGGCCAAGGAACAGGGCGGCGTACACGTTCTGAGCCGAAGCACCAGCGGTCGCGTAGACCTTGGCGTCAGCCGAAACGATGAAGCGCACGCCAGCGAACTGACCAATCTCACCCGTAAGGATGCCCGAAGGATCAGTGTACTTGCGAGCCTCGATCCAGCCGTTCACGGCGGTGTCCGAAATCAAGTCGAACTCCTGTGACGGGTGAATGATAGCACGGTACATGCCGTCAGCGAAGGCTGGAACGTTTGCACCCTTGAGGCGTGCAACGATCTCCTTCACAAAGCGGCCATTGAGAACACCAGCGGTTGCAACGGCGCTGTTCGCGGCGTTAGCCGTGAGCGTTGCCGAAGCCGTGGCGCCCCACACTGCCGTGCCGCCAGCGGCGGTCGTGTCAGTGTTAGCCTGCGTGTGGATTGCATCTCGAACGAGCTGGTCCATCGAGCGGACAGCCTGATACGCAACGCGCTCTGCGGCAATGCTAATGAGGTCGTGTGGCGAGTCAATGTTGGCAAGGTCCGAAATCGCAACCGTAGCACCGTACTGCGTAGCAGTGAAGAACTCGGATGAAATCGTCAGAGCCTGGTCAACAGGCGGGGCGCCTTCCGTCAGCGGGGTCGTGTTGACACCAAGGTCAGCATAACGAGCGTAGCGGAGGGTGTTCGTCCCCTTAACGAAGCGAGCAGGGACGTAAAGCCCTGGCATCGCGTGCACGGCACGGGCGCGAAGCTCTTCCTCGGCACGAGCTGAAACCAGCTCCTGTACGAGGTCAGCGAAACCCGACGTGCTGGTAAGTGTGGTAGCCATGTAGCTACTCCTTCCTAATCAGCGAATGGATTACCCAGTCCCTTGAGCTTATCTGAGATGCTCTTGGAATCTGGCTTGGTAATTGGCGCAGCGGTTGCCCGACGCGCATTGTTTGGATCAACGATGGCAGGTGCCGTCTCGACCTGTTCCTTGACAGCAGCAGCCTCTCGGATGAACTTCTCTAGCGCAGCAGCGCGGGAGGTTTCATCGAGACCACTGGTATCTTTCTGGAACTGGTAAGCGAGAGGGAATTCCCGCGCTAATCGCTCCTCTTTCGCAGCTTGCTCGGCAGCAGCGGCCTTTGACTCCAGTTCTCGAATCTTGGCTTGCGCCTTCTCGAACTCCGTCATCTGAGCCTGCTCCTGCTCCGCCTTCCAGCGAGCGAGTTCCTCTGCCTTGGACTTGATGTCATCAAGTTCCTTCTTGACAGCGGTGAGCGCCTGATCCTTGCCTGCTAGACGCTTCTTCCAAGTGGCGACATCACCGTCGTTCTCAGTGGGCACAGTAGCTACCTCTGGGGCAACTACCTCAGCCGACTGGTCCACGACGCTGTTCACGACTTCTTCAGCCACAGCATTTTCTCCTTCTTTACAACCCACCCCAGCACAGTGCTAGGGGTTACTTTCTTAATTACCGCGCAGGCTCAGAACGGTGTCCTGAATACTCTCTGCGCTTGATTGGATAAAGTCTCCAATAGTCTTATTGGTATTAGCGGTATCATCAGCAGCCTGAAGGCCCTCAATGATTGTTCGACTTTGACCAAGAACCGTACCGCGACCAAGCTGTGAAACCGCCTCAGTGAGTGTCGGTGCCAACTGACCAGGGGTAAGTGCCTGACCGCGAAGGGCTGGCTGGATGAACCCACGACGCAGCCAGGCAGGAGCAGAGAAGCCCATGTTGTCTGGTGTCGCAGGAAGCAGCGTCGAGAAGACGTAGAGGATTGCGTCATTCTGAAGCAACTGATCCAGAAGCGTTTCATCGCTGTTGGCTCGGTTGTTTGCGTACTCTAGGAATCTCTGATATTTAACGTAACCAAGTCCTGGCATAACGATTCCTCCTGGACCTGGTGTCAGGAACATGAGGCGCATCATCATTGGGATGGCTTTCTGCGTCATGTAAGAATATGGGTAGATTCCTAGGTACGGGTGATTGAGGCTGCGCTCAAGCCAGGTACGTTGGCTGGCAAAGTATTGAGCCTTATCCGCCTTGCGGCTTCCCTTGAGGATCGCCACTTCATAGGCACCGACAACAGCATCGGCAAGAGCCTGCGCTTCTTCCGCGCCCATCTTTGCAACGAGTTCCTTGGAAACAAGACCGCGAACCGTTGCTCCAGTCTCGGCAACATACTCCGCCAATCGAATTGGATCAGAATGAATCATGTACTCTTCAAGTAGCAATCGCATCACATCATTGGTATCGCTTACGCCGTAATGGATCGCCAGTTCTTCCAGCTTACCAGGCGCTGCCCGATCTAGAAGGTCAACGAACTCGTCGGCAGCGAACTTATCCGACATGATATCTCGTGCAATTTCCTTCTCTGTTCGTACACCCTGAATAGAAAGCCATTTCTTAATTCGGCTTTGAACTCGACCCTTGAAGTTCGTTGCTGTCTCAACGGCAGCAGCAGTATTCCGATTAGCCTTAGACGCCATATACAATTGGCCGTCGGCAATTTCGCGGTTGACGTTTCGCGGGTCAAGATACGCCCGACGAAGTGTCGTGCCAGTGATCTCCTGGGCCAACTCATCTGCTGCTTCACGTCGGATTCCGTAGGTAAGTTTCTGCGTCGCCGTCTCAATGCGCTCAAGAACCAAGTTGAAGAATGGGTTGAGCGAACCGAAGCGAACCTCTGGGTAGATCTTGTCGGTCAGAAGGGTGATGGCTGGGAATACCGCCTTCACTCGACCAGTGAATCCGCTGGTCAGACCAGCGGAAGCAAGGTCACCAGCAGCAGCCTCTAGCACTTCCTTGAAGGCCGTGCTGCCATTGTCCAGAATACTACCATACGCGTCGCCCATTTCCTGTCGGAAGATGCGCTCTAGCTCATTGCTATCGGCAAGCAGTGCCTTTGGCTGAACGCCCTTACGAGCGGCAAGGTTGTTCACCTCAGCCAAGATGCGGCGAGCCTTGTTGGTAGAAATGCCGTACTGCCCAACCATGCGCGTAACGAAACGCTCAACCACAACGTTCTTGGTGACCTCTGCGCCGAACGGTCGAGATACCTTGTCAAATACGCGAGCAAGTCGGCTTGGTCTGAGCGCAGCCCCAGCATTGTCCAGGGCATCAATCGCAACATGGTCAATGGTGTCTGCGAATGGCATCGTCATTTCAATCAACTTCTCGTTGCCAAAGTGATCGGTGGCAAGAGTGGTAACGCGAGAGATGTTGTCATCTGGGGCAACGCCAAGGCGGTACCCCATAGCAACAAGTTCCTGTTCCAGTGCTGCAACTTGTCGAACAGCATCATCGCTAACTGACTCAGCAAGAATTCTGGCTCGCTCCGATTGACTTAGTTCTCGAACGGTGATGTTTGGAGCTTTTTTCAGGAACTCAAATACCTCATCGTAGGTATGCAAACCATTGGTTCCAAACTGAGCGGAAAACTCGTCGTACCCCTGAACCAATCGGTCAGACTCTGCTTTGAGTTCAGCCTTTACCGCCTGCTGAGTAGCAGTATCCCCTTCGTCAATTGCTTGCTTCAGTTGCGCCTTCAATCCATCAACGCGCTTGATCGCTTCCTCGGCCTGCGCCCTGGTAAGGCTGCGCTGCGAAGTAATCGTCAACTTGGCAAATGGGTCGCCCTTTGGGAAAAGGCTGCGAACGGCAGCCAACTTGCGAGCCGCCTGACCGAAGTTTGCACCACGAGCAACCGATAGCAAGTCGGTCAACTTACGAACGTCTCCTGCGTTTTTGGCAAACTGACGCTGGGCTACGGCAAGAGCCTGATCTTGGCTAAGTCCGAATCCGTTGACTAGATACTTGGTCAACTCTTGAACGCCAAGGACTGGATCGTTAGCCAGTGCAACAACATCGTTCTTTGCCTCAAAGAGAACGCGGGTCATCTCTTCTGAAGCAAGGCGGGCATCAGCCTTTGACCGAACTTCAGCAACCATCTTCATGGATGCGCCCCTGTTGGCGACAGTCCAGTTTGCGTGCCTGCTGGCAATGGAATCAATCAGGCCACGGATTTCGTTATCTTTCACCAACTCGTCTAGACGCTTGATGCCAATCTTTTCTTGTACCTTTGCCGTAAGGGTGGCAATGTCTGCGTCTTCAAGTCCAATCTTATTAAGGAGCGTCGTCATGTCTCCGTCGCCAAAGACGCTTTGGGCCAGAAGCTCATCAACGTTCTTGCCCTTGCTAAGTCCATCCCAGAAATGCTGAACAATTGTGTTGGCAAGATCTTCCGATCCAGATCGACGAATTGCGGTAACGGCACGAACCGATCCAGACTTGATCGCGTTCATTGCGGTTACCGCATAGTTCTTCAGGCCACGTTCGGCAATCTCAACACCAGCAGTTTCAACAATGTCATCAAGCATTCCATCAACTGTCTTTAGGTCATGGACTCGACCAATGGCTGCGGCAGCTTCTTTGGCTGGAGTGGACGCAAACCTTTGGGTTGCTTTGGAAAGTGGCGCAATAGTAGCGTCGTAAATTTTTCCAGCCCATCCCCACTTCTTTAGGAATGCAACGGTCTCTGCGCCAGCCTCAACACCCTCTAGGGCGGCTCGCTCTGCAACGCGGTTAAATACCGACGCCTTCTTTCCAACAGAAGCAATTTTACCAATGCCAGGGGCAATCACATTTACTGGATCAAGGAGCAGCGACCATCCTAGGTTTGCAAGACCATTCTCGCTAAATCCAGCGTTGGTGGTGGCAAGGTATTCGGCAGCCTCCTCCACAGTTGAACCATTTGAGATCATGGCCATAACACTTGGCGGAACTTGTCCAAATAGCGCAGTTGCTCCCTGCCTGCCAGAAATTTGTTCCTGGATTCTTAGTTTGGCAACTTCGCTTTCAACGAATTGACCAGGAGCAGAGAGGGCATCAAGACCCCACTTCAGCGGGGTTCCAGCAACTTCCAAGGCGCTAACGGTAGCCTGGGCTAGATTAGAATTACCAATGCGAACTTTCTCCAAGGCACTGACACCCTGGCCAATCGTAGCATCTGCAATGGATCCAACAAAGCCAATGAGCGGCTTCGTCAGTGCGCCAACAACTGGAATGTTCTCGGCTACGGAAACCAAACCCTTGCCAACCCCAATGAATCCAGCGTTGATGTCGCCAACGGAATTCTGAATGGAGGTTGACGGATCTGCAATGCTTACTTGAATTCGACCAGCAGACTGCACATTTTTCGCAGAGCCTCCAGTTGGGGAAATGGAAGCAACACGAGTTGACCCAGACCTTGGGGTTGGTTTGTCAAATAGACTTGGCATTACAATGCAACCCTACCGCCACCGCGAGAAGGTGGCAGCACTGGTGGTGGTGGAGGAGGAGCTACTGGCGCGGCTGGAGCAGTAGGCCCGATGATATCTGGCTTATACACTGGAGTGGTCGGCGGAACAACTACCGATGAGGTAGTTGCTGATGCTGGAAGGATTGGGGCAAAAGTATTTGAATACTTTGGCGTCTTATCCTTAAAGATCAAATTGCCGAAGAAGCTAGACAGAAGATTATTTCCGTCAGCAACTGGGTTAAGGTTAGTCGCAAGTTCCTGAGCCATTGCAGTCTGCCCTGGCCTGCTTTCTGCGGCAATCGCCTCTGGGCTTCTCAGGTCGATTCTTTCTGGATAGTTAGCATTGTTTCCATATGGAGTTCCCGCTTCTGCCAACCTGAGACCAATGTCTAGGAAGAAGTCGCCAGTTCCAATTGTTGATTTCTTAACAAATACACCTGGCTGAACTTCTTTGTATAGGTTTGGATTTGCCTTAATAGTGGCAGCCAAGGGATTCCCAAGGAGTTCTGCCGCCTTAATAAAGTTTTCCGTAGTTGGAGTTGCATATAGATACGTTGCGTCTAGGTTATTTGCTCTGGTAGTAAGCGTGCCAATCTCTGACTCAAGAGCAGAAGCAGATTCCTGGTCAAGAGCATCAACTAATCCAGCGGCAAGCTCAGCAGCAGCCCGTAGGTCTGTTGCAATAACACCGTCTTGGATGACGACTGGATTGATGCTGCTGAGTGATCGATTGTCTTTTAGACCAGATAGGTCAATAAGGGGAATCTTATCTCGCTTTACGCCGATAGTGCTAAAGTCGTCAACAGAATACCCTTCGGAAGCAACTGGGACGGCAGAGGTGACTTCGTAAACCGTGCCTTGGATATCAGTGGCGTATGTCCTACCGTTTGGCAGTTCGTAAACAAACCCGTTGGGGTTGTTGTTACCATCAACAATCTTCTTGCCAGTAATAGAAATAACAGATGCGATAGTGGTTCCATCTGGTAGAACCGTGTAGCTTACATACTGGTATGAGCCATTCTTGTAGTTAAGGCCCTTTGCCCTTGGTGGCTCGGTGGTAAATACTCCAGTATCCTTATTCCATACCCTTACAGCCTGACCAGTGGATAGCGCAAGATTGTTTTCGACAGTGGTATTGATATTCTCCCAAGGGAGTTCCTCTCCACTGAGGGCGCCGCTTAGGGTTAGCGCTCCCTGTGTGTGCTGCCCATTCATTGCATTCAATTCGTTCTGAATAACGGTTGCTTGCTGCTCGTACATCTGGAATGCTGGGGCCTTGCCATAGTATGACTTCTCTCCAGAGAGGAACTTTCGGTACTCATTGTCATAGAAGGCAATAAGCTGATCATCGCCCCTTGCATTTGATGTGTCACGGAGGTGCTTGCTTGAGACTACAGCATACTCGTCAAAGGTCGTAAGCGAACCGTTCGTTGTGGCTGCGCCAACCCAATCATCCCAGTTGGCGCTACCACCAGCGGCAGTAATGGTCTGTGCGTCAGTGATGCCGCTCTTTAGGGCGTCATCAAACCATCGTCGGAAACTTGCTCCGTCAGTGATCTTGAGCCGAGCAAGTGTTGGGCCAAGAGCATTTGGATTGTCGTCAATCCACTCCGCATAAAGACCCATAAGCTCTGGGTTGTCGCGCAACTTCTTGAGCACATCCTTTGGATCGCTCATAATGTCGCCAATGCCAATATCAACGCCGCCGATCTGTGCCTGTGCCAGACCAAAGACGTCGTTGAGATCTGCCAATGTGGTATTAAGTCGAGCATTGATTGGGCTATCCCCAACGGCAATACTTGCCTGAGCGATGCTTGCTCCAATAGAAGTGTAGAGATCGCTGTCCTTTGAGATGTTGGACTGAACTAGTCGATTCTTAAATCCATTAGCCCACGAGCGGAATTGCGCGTTGGTTGCAGTGCCAGCCTTAATTCGGTTCTGCCACTTGGTTGCCTCTGCGTTCCACTCGTACTGGAAGGCATCATAGATTGCGTTCTTGTAGGCGGTGCTATCTGGGTCAAGCACCTTGATTGACTCAAGGGTGATCCTCTGGTATTCAGCGGCGGTGAGTTCGCCACGGACAAGGCGCTGACCCTGATACTTTAGGTAAGCATTTGTCGTTGTCTCAATAGCATTTGCGTAATCCGCCAAGTCATTTGGGTCAGTCGATGTCTGTGCCTCATTCCCAAGGAAGTTGATGATATCCTGGTAGTTAGAACCATCCGTTGTATTAAATGTAGAAATCAGTTCATTAAACTGCTTCTTCACATCGTAGTTATTAAGGTCTGCCTTCTTCTGGAAAATAGCCTGGTACTCCAGGGTTCCAGGAGTGTACCCAGCATTCGATGCCCACTGGTCGTAGAACGCTTGGATATCGTCTGCCGTAGGAACGGAGCCATTGTAGGCGGTTCCAGTTCGGTAGGCGTTCAGCAAGGCCTGCTCTTCATTGGCGTTTCGCTCGCGCAGAAGGCTGGTAATCAACGCGGTAAGGTTCTGTCCGCCCGAATTCGGGTTTGTGAATCGTCCTCGTCGTGCCATTATGCAAGTACCTCATTGGTGCCAGTCGGCGCTGGGAGAAGGTTTTCTTCCCCTGGCGCTGCGGCGTTTTCTGGCATAGCTTCAGGCGGCAACTGCGCCTGGTTCTCTGGTTGGTTTAGGGACTGGCTCCCAGGAACGCCCTGCTGCATCGTGCGTTGGGCATTTTCAGCCTGTTGCTGCGTCAGCATGGCTTGCTCCTGGAGCTGGGCCTGTCCTTGCATTTGCATCTGCTGCATCTGCTGCATTACCTGAGCCATCGTTGCGACGGATGCAGGGTTCAGCGTTGCGTCAGTCTGCTCATCACGGATGAGGTCCTTCTCGCCAATCGGATCTTCCACGCCCACTCGATCCATGGCACGCTCGGCGCTCCACAGTCGGTTCTGGACAAGGTTAATCGCAGTGCTGGCAAGTTCCAGCGTGTCTCGCGGCGTCAGTTCTGGCGCAACGATGTCAATGCGGTACTGACCGCCAATGATCTCGGCAACGGCTGGATTCTTGATCTCCCAGATTCGGGCGCACATCTCCCATACCTGTCGCATCCACTGGTAGAACACCTTGCGCTTAGGGGCAAGGCGTGCTTCGTAGTTGGCGATGAGCGCGGCGATGGCTCGTGAGGAACCAAGTACCTGCGCTGGAGCGAGACCAAGGAGCAGGTCGTTTAAGCCCGTTGCCACAGCAAGCTCTCGGTCGATACGACCGATGTACTGCTCAATCTGGAACGATGGGATGAACGGCTGAATGGCACGAAGTTCGTTGCCAGGGCCAGGGGTTGCAACGCGACCTGGCTTTGGTAGCGCGTTCGGCGGCACCTCATCAGGAGCCTCTGGTCCGACCAGCTGCCACATCTGACCACCGACAATGGACTGAATCATCTGCGCCATGGCGGTGACTCGCTCGTCCTTTTCGCGGAGCAGTTGCTCGGCATCGTAGAGTGCTGGCTTACCGTATGGGCTGCCAGGGATCTTGCCGTTTGGTAGGTGAACATAGGGGATCTGCCCCTGATACTCTGGGTGCGCGTCGTTCTTTACCAGCGAGTTGCCGACAAAGATTGCGTTGTACACGAGCGGAGCCTTACCTGGCTTGGTTGGCACCTTGTACCAGTAGTCGTAGACCTCAACCTGCATCTGCTCGTAGGCAGTCTCTCGGCGGAGCGGATTGCGCTCAAAGGTGTTGGACCACACGTTGCCGATTGGGTCATCGTGTGTGCCACGGGTGGTGTATGGGAAATACTTGTCGCCCTGCTTGACAGGGATGACCTCAACGCCGTAGTCCTCTTGGACTGACTGAGGTGACATACCGTAGCAGTAGAGCGCCCAGTCTAGGCGATTGAAGTCGCTATCACCGAACCCAAGGTAGAGGTTCTCTGGTCGCTCAATGACGCTGATCTTCGGCAGTTCGGCAACTGGATCCCAGTACACCTTTGCCGCCGTGTGGCCATAGAGTTCCTTGAGAAGCGCAGCGTGCTCGTGCAGCAGGTCCATCTCATTGGCGTCCCACCAGCGGAAGTAGAGTCGCTCGCGCAGTTGCGCGGCATCTCGGTCTTCCGCCGTTGCCCCAGTTGGAACGTAATTGACGACTGGTCGCACAGCCTGAATGGAAGCTGGGATCTGCACATAGGCATGGTGAATGTTGACCGAGACGTGTGCTCGACCAGCGAGTCGTGCGCTCGGATCATCCGCCCAGTGATCGGCACCACCAAGGGTGATGGTCTCTGGATGGTAGAGGTTGTCCATGCGGCGGAAGAGTGAGCGGAGTCGGTTCTGCTCTGGCTCCACCAACTGCTTGCGACCAAGGATCTCCTGAAGGAGAAGGTGCTCTTCGTTCTGGTTTGGATCAATGCCCTGACCACTGAGAGCCGTCTCCAGCATCTTGACGGAAGCCTGTTCGCCAAGGGTGAGCTTCTCAAAGTTGGGCTTGATGCGTGCCGAAGCGCGGTTGCGGACCGAGATGGATGGATCGTTGATGCCGATTCCAGCAGCACCAGAAACAGGTCGGTTTGGCTGACCCTTGACCGAACCCTGCTTGTTGACCGTGATGTTGGTAAAGACTGGAGCAGTCGCAATTGGCTTGCCCTTGGCAGCCGAAGCAACGATCTTCTGACCCTTGGCTAGTTTACGCGCCTTCTCGGTGGCAGAGCTAATAGAGGCAATCTGCTCAGGCGTGGCGATATCAGGGTCAGTCGTGTACTGCGCTGGAATCGCCCGCGTTCCCTCGAACGCTGCGGGGATCTTTCGTACCTTGTCGGCCATCAGTCACTCACTCCAAAATATGTGAACACTGGATCGTTCACGGGCTTCTCTGGGTTTCTCAAAGCGTGTCGCACAGCGATTGCCAGTGCCATCACCGCATCTTGCTCCAGCTTCTTATCGTCCAATTTGTAGGTGAGGAGTTGTCTTCGCAACTCATCCCACGCACCGCCAGTTGGCAGTTCGATTTGTCCCTTGTCTAGGACCGCCTTCAAGTCATTGAGGAGTTCTACCTTCTTCGCTTTAGTGCCACCGAAGTCAAATCCTCGGAGCGGCTTGATGATGCTGAACTCCTGCTGAAATAGTCGTCCACCGAGTCCTGTGGAGTCGACGATGGTGGTGCAGTACGCACCGTCTTGTTGGTAGAGGAGGTGTCCTTCGCGGACCATATTCACGACGGCAGAGATGCTCTGCTTTCCGCCACGCTTACGAATCCGCGTACCGCGAAGGCACTTTCTGTCAGTAATGTCGAGTGTAATCGCCCACGTTGCGTCATGTGAAATCCCTGGGTCTACACCCTGGACATACTTATGGTGACGTGTCGGGCCTGACTCTTCGACTCCTGATTTAAACACTGCTTGAATGGACTGAGACCAGAAGAATGCGTCTCGCGACTCAATGAAGAATCCGTCAATGTTCTGCGGAATAAGGTATTCCGCTTGCTGACGAACCACATCATCAAAGTTCTCTTGGGTCAGTCCGTATCCGATGTTGTCCCGCGTAGACAATCGGAACGAGATGAACTTTTCGTCGCGGGCTGGGTTGTCGGGGTTCCCCTTCTCCCAAAGATCCGCGTATTCGTTGAATCCCTCAGTCGGCGTCCCAATGAAATGGAGTGGTCCGCCAGTGGAGAGACGCCGTAAGTTTAGCACTTCTTGGTAGATCATGAGCAAATGAGGCTCAAACGCCGCCTCGTCAAACGAGATGCCGTTCATGTCCTTACCCAGGAGAGCCTTGGCTCGATCCTGTGTCGTGCGGAAATGGATGCTTGCTCCGCCTACGATAGGGTTGAACTTGATCCACGGATACTCACCGCGATACTTCTTGGTGGTCTCTACAATCCTACCAAGTTCCTTGACCATTGGGCAACCACGACCCTTTTGGGCTGGGTGCTGGCCAGTGAGAATGGTCTCAATTTCTCGGAAGACTAGCTCTGCGGTCTCCTGCTGAATACCAATGTGGAACCAGTCATAGGGGGATTCAAGCCACTCAAGGTGGGACTTGGGATCACCATATTTCGGGTTTGGAAGTCCCAGTTTGTACAAGGCGTGGTGGAAACAGACCACCGCCATTGCCATCGTTTTACCCGCACGGTTGCCAGCGGATACGACGGTTGTGATGTATTTCGGTCGGTAGCCAGATTCGTCACGCTCGGAGCAGGACTTCCACCATGCAACCTGTCCAGGGTTTCCCTCAATGCCAAGCCACCTGCGAGCAAAGAACTCGATGTCAGAGCGACCGCGAGCCAGATCGACCGCAATTTCATTGGCTAGTTGCTTCAAGCCTTATTGCGCTTGCTGATCGCGGCTGCCTTTGCACGGGCATCCGTCTTGCTGCTGGCACCCCAAGCCTGAAGGCTCAGGAGTAAGCGCGTCGGTCGACCTTTCGCGTCGCGCTCAGGACCAGGCATATTTCCCATACGGGCAAGGAATGAGGCTCGTCGTGGGTTGTCGCCCTTCTTAACAGGAGCCTTAAGGGTGCCGCCAGTCTGCGCCTTATAGGAAGCGCGACCCTTGGCATTCAATCCGCCCTGCGGATTCTTACCTTCCTTGCGTTGCCATGCGGCACTCTTTGGCATTAGCGACCCCTTTGTTTACTTGGACTCTTCGTCCTCAAACTGCTCATTGGCAAGGGTGCCAGCAAGCTCATCTGCGATGCCGTCGCCATCGGTATCAATGGCGGTTCCCTGAATGTGGGCGGTACTGGCTGCCTCTTCGCGTGCGACCTTCGCCTTGCCAACGCCGAACTTGGCATCTTCTGGGTTGAGGGCGCGGACGATAACCTGCAAACAGGCGGCAAGTCCAGCGGAGATCACCGTGCGGAAGTCTCCGCCGCTGATGTCCAGAAGCGGGATGCCCAAGCCAAGGGCTACGGCGATGCTAGTGGCAAGGAATGCGCGACTAGCTTCGAGGACCATCTCGTCGATCCCCGTGTTGTCCATGATCCACTTAATCTTTGCAATCATACCATACCTCACTTCTTGATTCCAGTTCCACCGCACGCTGGGCAGACTGCTAGCTTAACTGGGGCTGGCGCTGGCGCAGCCTTCTTTGCCTCTACGATGATCGTGTGCTTAAACGCTGGGGCGACGTGCTTCTTTGACAGTCGCTTGGAGTCGCAGAGCGTGAGCAGGATCTTCTCGTCAATCTTGACGCCGAACTGCTCCTTGCCCTTACCGCTGCGGGTTGGGCACACCCACTGCCAGCCGTCCTCTTGGTCATAGACCGCTGAAGTCATGTGGCCGTAGGTTCGGTTAGGCTGCTTCTGCTTGACCCACCACCAACGCTTCCACTTCTCGTGCCACTCGGACACTTCCAGATCCTTTGGGTATCCAAAGGGCTGCTCGACCCACACGCCGATGGCGGCGCCGTTCTTTGCGCTGGTGATGACATCGTTCCAGTCCTTCGCCCAGCGAGCGTTGGCTCCGAGTTGCCGTGCCGTGAGGATGAGGTCACCGAGCGTAGAGCCGTTGTCGCTGACGCCCTGTTTGTCTACCTTGCCCGTCGCTTTCGTCTTCGCGGCGATGCCGTCGGCAGCAGAGAAGTCCTTACCAGGTCCATACTTGTTCACCCAGGAAACCATTGCAGCTACTGATGATGGGCCGCAGTCGTCTAGGATGCCGCCCTTCTCTTCGTGGTCCAACTGACTCTTAACGCGATACTTCATTATTCGTCCCTCCATCGTAGCGGTCCAGTAAATAGCCACACGAGCGTCAATCCTGTGAAGATTGCTGACATTGTTTCTTTGGTCGCCCCATCTGGCAGCACGACGACTGCGAAGAGCAGACCGAGGATCGTCCATGACCCTGCAACTAGATCATTAATAATGCGTTGAATCACTTTCTATTCCTCCCGCTAATCAAGGATGCTGCCGCAGCAGCTTGGGCTACTTGGCTCACAATGATTGCCACGGCAATCGGTTGAGCCTTCTTCTTCTCCTCGACCGAGAGATCGTTTCCTAATGTGGTGAGTGCCGAGATCGCCTCTCCAAGAGCCTCTGCTACTGCGCCCGCTGGCCCTTCAGGAGCCACGCTAGGGCTTGGAACTGGTTCAGGACTCGAAGTGACTTCTTCGCTTGGAGTCGGGCTTGGAGTCGCCTCTCCACTTTGTTCTGGACTAGGATCTGGAGTTCGCGTTGGAGTTGGTGATGGTCGCTCACTTGGAACTACAGGTTCAGTTCTGGTAGGAGTTGGCGTAACTTCTGGAGTTGGTTGTACCGTTTCTTCTGGAGTCGGGCTTGGAGTCGGAGTTTCTGTAGGGCTAGGCGTCGGTTCTTCAGTCGGCGTCGGAGTCGGCTCTGGTGTTGGCTCTGGCGTCGGCTCAGGCGTCGGGCTGGGTGTAGGCTCTGGTGTCGGCTCAGGAGTTGGTTCCTCCGTTGGTGACGGCTCTACCGTCGGTGTTGGTGCTGGAATCGTGTCGAAATTTGTCCAGACTTCGTACTGCGCTGCGTAGTAGAACGCTTGATCTGGGTTCCCGCAGCAGACTCCTGCGCGGATTCGGTAGGTTCCAGGCTCTAGGTCTAGTTCCAGATGGCTAGTGCAGCAACTGCCCCAGTCATCGTTGGTCTGTAGAAGTGTTCCTGCCTCGTCGTAGATCCAGAGTTGCGAATCAATCGCAGTCTCGCACCAGTTCAGCGTCAAATCCCCGCAGTACACGGTGTCGACGATCAGGTGCGATGGCTCGTTTAGTTGGATGAACAGGTCCTGCGTCTGCGTGACGAGCGTGTTTTGGTTTGCTCGTGCGACGCTTGTCGTTAGAATCAGTAGAAATGCGCTCAATAAGGCTGCGTACCGCAATCATTCTTCCCCTCCGACCCCTAATGGCTTGATTTCTGTAGCTTCAATAATTTGGTATGTAGCTCCGCCGCCAAGAATCCCAGCAAGTTGCAGCGCAACCTCTCGATCTGCACCCTTCTCCTGGCGTCGGTCAATCATTTCCTGTGCCCGAAGGCCTTCTGCCAGCGTCGGAGTCAGGTCTCCCTGCTCAACGGCGCTGTGAACGTAGTCCCGCACCAGCATTGCTAGGTCACCCGTCGCCTTGATGGTCTTCTTCTGCTTCTTCAGGTGCTTGATCGCGGAGATTCGCTTCTGTTCGTGGTCTTCAGTGAGGTGCTCACGCTTGTGCTTACCAAGAGTGATGCGGGAAATGTAGTGTCCAGCGTCTGCAAGCCACTTAGAGAGCTGCACATCGGACATTCCGTCGCGCATCTTCTTGTTAATTGCCTCAACCAGCGGGCTTCGGCAGACGTGGCAGCCAGTTAGGACTGGTGCGAGGTCAGTCATTGCTCTCGACTGGTGGATTTGGGTTTGGGATGATGTCTGTTTGGCAAACACCGCACATAAACCACGGAAGTTCACCAGATTCGGTCAACTTTAGCGTTGCGTGCATTTCCCCAATGGCTGCATTTGGGCAACCATCTGTGTCGCAGGTGAACTCTACACTAACAAACATATTACCCTCACGCCTTAATGATGAAGTTGAGGAGCGTTGACTTCGGTGTCAGGCTCCCATTTGACGAAGTGACGGATGTTGCACCTAGGCTGGTGACGCCACCAGTGACGGTGTGGGCAAGGTTGGTGCTTTCTGCGCCAGACGTGGTTGCGGCAATGTCTGTTGTATGCGTATGCCCAGATGAGCCAGCAGATGTTGCCCCAGTCTGAGTCAGCGATGTAACGGTAGTGCTTGGTCCGCCAGATGCGGTAGCGGCTGGGTTAACGCTGTGTGTGTGGTCTCCGTGGGTTGAGACGGCAATCGTATCTGCGTGGCCGTGGGCGATATCGGTAGTATGCGTGTGGACATTTGCGGTGTTCGGGGCAAAGGTACCAGCATTATTGGTCAACGCACCGACAACAGAGAGACCACCGACGAATCGGTCGCGCATATCTGGGAGGGTAAATGTCCCAGATGTAACGCCAAAGATTGCTGCCAGGTCTGGATAGGTCGCCTGGCTGTAAGTTGATCCGTCAAGGAAGAGCCAGCCAGATGGCGCTGCGCTCGTTGCCCACATGACAATCGATCCAGTTGGCGGTAAGGTGTGGGTATGGGTGTCGGTTGCGTAGTTTCCAGCAACCTGATATACGCCGCTGTGATCGTGTGTGGAACTGGAATATGTTGCAGTCAGGGAAACGGAGACAATGCCAGCGGTGTCCGTAGAGGCGGCAATCGGAGCAGAGCCGTTGACCGCCGTGACGTAGGTTCCAGAGGGCTGGTAGGGGTGCGTGTGCACCGATGAGGCGATGCCAGCGTTGGCAATGGAGGCCTTGGTCCACAGGCTGCTGCTGGTCTTGTATTGGATGATGTCCCCGTCAGACGGGCTTGCCGCAGAGACATCATGGAGTTCGTCTAGCTCGTAGCCGTTCTGAACCTTGACGAGAATCTCGCCATTGTTTGACTGAACGCGGGTGACGACACCAAGGTAGACTGAGTGCGATGGTTCTGCTGGCGGAGACCCGAAGACGAATGATCCAGGGGTATTTCCCAGCCAGACAGCCTGCCCAGCCGTTGCTGCACTGGTGTCAATGTCAACAAGGAGGCCGTTCTCAATGACATACCCCTGCTCTCCCGTTAGAAGGGCCTGAGCAAGGAGACCAAGAGTCTTTGATGAGCCAGCCTCAGTGGAGGCACTCGATAGGCTGATGAGTGCATTCGCTCCGTCAGATCCGCTGACATAGACGACCTGCCCCTTGTTGAGCGTCGTGCCAGTGCTGTTCTTGACATACGCCCGAAGAACGCTGGCATTCGTTGCCGATACCGCACCAGTAATTGCAGTCTGGTCAATTCCAACAGTAATCGCTGTCGTTCCAGATGTGGTGATGGGGGCGGTACCAGTGACGGAGGTGACGTAGGTGCCAGCCGTTTGGTAGTTGGCATTCAGGCTGACGGTTGAGGTTCCAGAAGCGGTAACGACGTTGATTGGCGTTGTGCCAACAATCGTCGGTGCCCCAGGGAAGCCAGTCGCCGTACCAGTAAGGGTAATGTCCCCAACCGTAAGGCTGGACATCTGGATGTTCCCCGTCGTCGGGGTTTCGGTAATGACTACCGAGCCATCAGCAATCTGCAACGCCCAGTCGACAAGGAACTCCTCATGGAAGGCATCAGGGAACGTATGGGACGACCCAGCTCCACCGACGAAATCGTTATTTCGCCAGCGGGTATTGATGACCTTGGTTGAGGTGAACTTGGACAAGGACTACTTGCCCTTTGCGGTCTTGGCAGACTGCTTGAATGCCTTGGCGGTAGGGGCGCCCTTGGTGCCTGGCTTACGCATCTTCTCGCCAGATCCATCGGCAATGCGCTTGCGCTTGGCATGAATGTTGGCGTACAGGCCCTTCTCGGCTTTCTCCGCCGCAGCCTTACCAGCCTTCGTGTACGGGAACTTCTTCCCTCCGACCATTGGCATTAGAACGCCTGATTCTTTCGACCAACCTTGCGGGTGGTTGCCTTGTTAGTTCGGGCGGCTTCTGCTCGCTTGGCAACGCGACGACCAGTGACGATTGCACGAGCCTTTGCTGGGTTCATGGCCTTGATAATGGCACCACTATCGTCTCTTAGTACTGACTTCTCGCCGCTTGAGTCACGGTTTACATACTTACCAGGATTAAGCATCATGTACTGCTTTTCTGTTGCCTCGCGTCCTTTTGTGATGCTTCCAACATAGCGATTAAATTCAGATGCGCTAAGATCTCGCTTCATCAGCCCAAACATATTTGCTGGCTTTGGTCCGTAGATTCCGTCACCGAGGTAAACATCCCCTGGCTTTGGCTTATTCTTTGCCATGTTATTCTTCTCCTATGCTCGGCATCGGCAAGAGCCGAGCCAAAGGTACAGAAAGCGAGTCAGCCGCTCGCTCCGTTTCAACATCCCATACGTGGCTGAGGATGCTATAGGCCGCTGATCCCAGCGACTCTTCCAACGACTCGACGAGTCGCTCCACCCCTGCCTGGTGTAGGTGGATGAGTTCGTGTGCTACCACCCGTCGGATCTCGTCCTTCTTCTGCTTCCAGAGATCTGGAGAGAAGCGGATGGTGGCGTTGTACAGGTTCGTGCTGACTTCTACGTCAGCCCAGGAATCGTCAGGCGGAGCGCCAGCTCCTACCGTGACTGTCCAATGCCCCAGTCCGAGGATGTCCTTGCAGCGATTGACGTATAGTGCGACTGCCTTGGACATTCGACCCCCTCTGAATCGGTGGCGTTGTAACTATTATCGATCAAACACTCGCTTAAGTGGCTTACGATTCTTTACCATCTTTCCGACGGCGGAACCAGCAGCCTTACCTGGGCGTGCCTTTGGGTGCGCAGTGACTGAGTTCTTGCGCTTAGGAGTAGCCTGCATCATGCTCTGCGGAACCGCGTACTTGCCACCATTCTTAATGGGGGCATTCTTGTTCACGATGTCTGACAGCGCCGAGAATGGGGAGAAGATGAAATCTAGTCCCTCCTCCAGTGGACTCCTGCCCGTGCGCTTTGGCCCGTTGTACTCCATCATCGATGGGAACTTTGGCTTTGGGTTAATTGGCTTTGGTCGCATCTTAGTACGCCTTCTTCTTGGCGCCCGCCTTGCGGGTGCCTGAGCCACGGTTGTGCTGGACTTCGCTCAGTACCTTGGTCTTTGTGCTTCGGCCGTAGTTTTCGGTGTCTCCGCTATTCAGTCTTTCCTGAATATCAAAGGTTCGGCTACCCTTGGTAACCGTGTTTTCTCGTCGACCACCCTTGCCTAGAGTAGTAATCCTTGTAGTGTTCCTGCGCTCTAGCGGGTTTACGCGTGACTGTGAGTAGGTCGTGATCGTGTTCCCAACCTTCTTGGAACGCTGTGCTCCCGTAGAAACTCGCTTTCCATCTCGACCGCGATCATTGACAGGATATGGAACGTATTCGTTGCTTGACGCCTTGGTCTTGCCCTTTGGCTTCGGCTGGCTCTTTCGAGCTGGTGCTGGGGACTTCTTCCCCATTAGAATCTTGCCCTTTGGCATTTTAAACTCCTTGGGTTTCCCCATTCTTAATCTGGCCTAGCGGCCAGAGCGAACTCAAATTAAGTGAGAGACCGTTCTCTGGGAGGGTGAGTTCGTTGCCCCCTCTTTTATTCTCCCCCATATAACCAGGAAAATGGGGGGTTTTTGTCAAAAATAACATCATTAAGATATCTTAATCTTTATGAGGGAGGCTGTCGAGCACAACTTACCAGGTCAGCGTTAACAAACGGGGCTGAAAGCCTTCTCAAAAGGGGGGGTGGCCTTATCAGAAGGGGTGTTCATTGCGGGGTTGGGTATTCCTAGCCCGCACGCCCCCGCCCGCCAAACTGCTACGGGGAGAGGGGGGTATTAAGAATCCGCAACCTACGCGACAAGCGCCCTTGTCGGGGGGCGACAAGCGGCCTTGTCGGGGGG